TGATAAAACAAATACAAATTTACAATTAATCCAACAATTAGTTGGAGGATTTAATCAAACATCAATTGCTGGCAGTGCAGGAAACACAGATTTAACCGTTGTTGACGGTAACACAACTGGTACTGCTCAACAAAATATGATTGAGTTAACTGGAACAATTACAGGAAACAGAACAGTTTCAATACCTTTAGACATCGAAAGAATGTACATTGTAAGAAATTCAACATCAGGAGCTTTTACAGTAGAGTTTCAATACACTTCAGGTTCGGGAACTAGCTTTACTTTCGCAGCTACAGACAAAGGCACGAGAATGCTTTACGCAAAAGCTGATGACGGAACTAATCCTAACATTATTGATGTTGGAATGGTTGACTTAACAGGAGTTCAAACTTTAACAAATAAAACTCTAACATCACCAGCGATAGGTACATCTGTTTTAGACACAGGTGGAAATGAATTATTGAAATTAACTGCAACAGGATCAGCAGTTAATGAATTAACTCTTGCCAATGCTGCTACAGGGAACAACCCGACTTTCACTGCAACTGGAGGAGACGATAACGTTGGTATAGACTTAACACCAAAAGGTTTAGGAGCAGTTAAACTTACTAGCATAGGTAGCATTGAAGCTTTACAAGAAAGGATGACAATTGCTGCAACTGGCACTACAGGAACGGTAAACTATGATATATTAACTCAAGCCGTTCTTTATCACACTACAAACGCTGCTGGAAATTTTACAGTAAACTTTAGGGGAGACGGATCAAATACTTTAAATAATGTTATGAACACAAACGATTCAATGACTGTAGCATTTTTAGTAACTCAAGGTAGTACACCGTATTATAACAATGCAGTTACTGTTGATGGATCATCTGTTACTCCTGAGTGGCAAGGGGGCACAGCACCTTCTGCAGGAAATGCCTCTTCGATTGATGTTTATACATACACAATAATTAAAACTGGTTCGGCTGCATTTACAGTTCTTGCTGCACAAACACAGTTTGCTTAATAGGAGAATAAATTAGAATGCCAATAATTGGTTCATTTGGTGCAGGATCAGCAAAAGCTTTTGGTTTCACCGGTGGAAGTTTCACAGGTATATGTGCCACTGGAGGAACTATAACTGAGGACGGTCGTTTTAAAATTCACACATTTACTGGAACTGGAACATTCACAGTTAATTCACTTGCTGCAGACCCAGCTGACAACGAAGTAGATTATTTAGTAGTTGCTGCAGGTGGAGGAGCTGTACATGGCGGAGGAGGGGCAGGAGGTTTTAGAGCCTCTGACGGAACTCACTCTGGTTGTTATTGTGCTGGCCCTTCACCCTTAACAAACGGTGTTGCAGGTATAACAGTTACAGCAACAAGTTTTCCAATTCCAATTGGTGCAGGCGGAGTTTTTCAAGCACACGGAGGAGGAACAAATGGAGGAAATGCAACTTTCGGACCAATTTCTTCTAATGGAGGCGGCGGTGGAGGCGGTCGACACGGTGCTGGCAAACCTGGTGGCTCAGGTGGAGGCTCTGGAGATTTCGGCGGTACTTCAGGCGGAACAGGTAACAGTCCTTCAAAAAGCCCACCTCAAGGTAATCCTGGTGGAGCAGGACCGGGAGGTTCTGGCGAGGCTGCAGGCGGCGGAGGCGGAGCAACTGCTGCAGGCGGAGGATATGCAACAGGATCCTCAGGAGGAGCTGGAGCAACTAGTTCAATAACAGGATCTGCCGTCATTTACTCTCAAGGAGGAAATGGAGATTGCGGTACAGCTACGATACCAGGAGGTGCTAACGTGGGATCAGGAGGAGCCTCTTCTAACCCAGGCCCATTAGGTCCAACAGGTAGTGCGGCAACAGTAATTATAAGGTATAGGTTTAAATAATTATGGCTCACTTTGCAAAAATTTCTGAAGAAAATGTAGTTTTAGAAGTAGTTGTTGTAAATGATTCTGATATTTTAAATGCAGAAAATAAAGTTGATGAAACATTAGGTCAACAACATTTGGAAACTCATGCTAATTGGCCAGCAAATTTATGGATTCTAGCTAATGATGGTGAAGGATTTAGAGGTAATCCTGCTGGAACAGGCTCTACTTGGGATTCTGCTAATCAAATATTTTGGCCTGAAAAACCACATGCGTCATGGGTAAAAGATATTTCAACTGCTTCATGGAAATCACCTTTAGGGGATATGCCAGAGTTAACTGAAGAACAAAATTCACAAAACACAGCTAAAACTCATTTATGGGAATATTATTGGGATGAAGATGCTTATCAATCCGATAATTCAACTGGTTGGAAACTTAAAGATTATAAAGCATAATTAAGAGTTTTTTCTTTAAATATTTAACATAATATATTAAAAACTGTGCATAGTTGATATGCTGAAAAAAGTTTTATCAGAACAATCTTTGATTTATGGTGATGTTTCAATGCCAAAAGGTTTTGAAATAAATTCCTTAGAGTTAGTAAAATCCATTTTTGATTCTTTATATAACAAACAAAGATTTACTTTTTGTAGAAGTTGGAGCAAACTTGATTCATATATAAGAGACTTTTCCAGAGTAAAATTTAAATTAAATCTTATCTGTAAAGACACTTGGGGCAGTGTTTATATTCCTAACGAGAAAACTGAGTCATTAATAAACGTTAATCCTAATAACTTATCAGACTCAGCTGATTTTACACTTTTATATGGTATTAACACTAAAGATTGTGAAGTTAGAATATTCTATGATAATAATAGAATAAAAGGTTGTAGTTGGAATATGCAGCTAAAAAATAATATGTTTGTAATGTTTCCATCAACTAATATGTATAGTATTGAAAATAAACAAAAAGACTCTTTAAACTTTATTCAAACTATAACTTATATAAATACGTAAATATAAAATGTTTAATAATTATTGGTTTTTTAAATCTGCTTTGCCCTCAAGAATATGTGATAATATAATTAGACATGCTTTGTCAAAAGCAGAAACCATGGCTAAAACGGGTGGATTTGAAAAAAAAGATTTATCTAAAGATGAAGTAAGAACTCTAAAAAAAATAAGAAACTCTGACTTAGTTTGGTTAAATGATCCTTGGATATATAAAGAAATTATTCCTTATATAGATGCAGCTAATAAAGATGCTGGTTGGAATTTTAAATGGGATTATTCAGAGGATTTACAATTCACTAAGTATAAATTAAATCAATATTATGATTGGCATGCAGATCAATTTGGAGGTCCTTATAATGAACCACATACATTAAGACATGGTAAAATAAGGAAACTTTCTGTAACTTGTCAATTAACAGACGGTTCTGAATATGAAGGGGGTGAATTAGAATTTGATTTTAGAGATTATGACCCTAGTATGAGAGATGAATCAAAACATCTTAAAAAAGCTACGGAAATATTGTCTAAAGGTTCTATTATTGTATTTCCCTCTCATATATGGCATAGAGTTAAACCAGTAACAAAAGGTACAAGATATTCTTTAGTTTTATGGAATTTAGGATATCCTTGGAAATAACATGAAAATAGATGAATTTTTCAAAACACCTATACTAGTAGAAGAAAAAACTGAGTATTTAAAATCTTTAAATACAGCTTGTAATAAATACATCAAAGAAGCTAGGAAGAAAAATAAAGCACGAATTAAAAAAGATGGTGATTTTGGCATGTCTCACCATTCTACACCGTTATTAGATGATAACAATTTTTTAGATTTTAAAAAATTAGTAGGTCAAAAATCTTGGGATTTTTTACAATATCAAGGTTTTGACATGTCAAAGTATACTTTGATTTATTCGGAAATGTGGGTGCAAGAGTTTTCAAAAAATGGTGGTGGTCATCACTCTGCACATATTCATTGGAATCAACACGTGTCAGGATTTTACTTCTTAAAATGTTCAGAAAAAACTTCTTATCC